AGAGAACTGGAAAGGTTTTTGGATTCCACCCAATCCAGGTGATCCAGGATCATGTATTGGTGCTGTATTGGCTTTGGAGAAAAAACATATTGACTTTGATGAAGAAGTATGGTATAATAGTAGAACTAAAAAAGGATTATCTTGATGAATAAAGAATATGGTTATGATGTGCAGAAAGTATATCTGCAAATGATGTTGAGCGATGCACAATCTTTTGTGCGTTGTCAAACCATCTTTGATCATACTTTATTCGATCGCAAATTACAACCAGCGGCAGAGTTTATGAACAACTATGTTGCAGAACACAATGCATTGCCTACAGAAGAAATGGTTAATGCAAGTTGTCAAACTGATCTTAAGATTCCAGAAGGACTACGTGAAGAACACTATGATTGGTTATTGCAAGAGTTTGAAACGTTTACAAGACACAAAGGACTTGAACGTGCAATACTTGAAAGTGCAGAACTACTTGAAAAAGGTGAGTATGGTCCTGTAGAAGACAAGGTCAAGAACGCAATACAAGTAGGACTACAAAAAGACTTAGGTATTAACTACTTTGAAGATCCTAAAGGTAGACTTATGGGACTCAAAGATAACAATGGACAAGTAAGCACAGGTTGGAACACACTTGATAGAAAACTGTTTGGCGGATTCAATAGAGGAGAACTAAACATCTTTGCAGGTGGATCAGGAGCAGGTAAGAGTTTGTTCTTGGCAAACTTGGGTGTGAACTGGGCATTGAATGGAATGAATGTTTGTTATCTAACTTTTGAATTGAGTGAGGCATTGGTAGCAATGCGTGTTGATAGTATGTTTACAGACATTCCAACAAAAGAAATATTTAAAGATCTTGATGGTGTTGAAATGAAAGTCAAGATGATTGGTAAGAAGGCTGGAGCATTCCAAGTCAAGTATATGCCAAGTGGTAAGAATGCAAACGACATTAGAAGTTATTTGAAAGAGTATGAGATTAAAACAGGACGTAAGATTGATGTACTGTTGGTTGACTACTTAGACTTGATGATGCCTATGAGTAGAAAAGTATCGCCAAGTGATTTGTTTATTAAAGATAAATTTGTATCTGAAGAACTACGTAACCTTGCAATGGAATTAGGTTGTGTGTTTGTAACTGCGGCACAGTTGAATAGAGGTGCAGTAGAAGAAATAGAATTTGATCATTCGCACATCAGTGGTGGACTATCTAAGATACAAACAGCAGATAACGTGATTGGTATCTTTACAAGTAGAGCAATGCGTGAACGTGGTAGATATCAGATACAACTTATGAAAACAAGAAGCAGTAGTGGTGTTGGTGCAAAGATAGATTTAGAATTTGACATTGACAGTTTGCGTATTAGAGATCTTGCAGAAGATGAAGAATATCAAGAATTTTCAAAACGTTCAAGCACAGTATATGATCAAATCAAACGTAACAGTATAACAACTGGCGGTGATGAAGATAAAGCAGAAGTAGATCCAGCAGAAGGTAAAACTGTTGGTAAGATTCGTGCAGAAACAGATAGCACAAAGTTACGTGAGTTCTTAGGTAACCTTGGCAATGATTAAGATAGTAGACAACGTATTTCCTGAATGGCTACTGACCACAATCCAACAGAGCATATCAAATTGTAAGCAGTGGGAGTATGGCAGAGTAAAGAGTGCATACGAAGATGAGTATGAAAACTATTACAACTGTGTGCTTTGGCACAAGAACTATCCTGAAATGGAAGATCCACTAAAAGGTTTATCAAACGTAATGGCAAGTTGTTTCGCACTTGAACTATTACCCAACGGACCAAAACAACTTGAAGTACTAAGACTAAATGGTACAACACCAGCAAGTAAACAATACCCACATCGAGATTGCGATATGATCGCAGATGACACAGAACGATTGAAGAGTATTGTATGGTGGCCCTTTGGCAGTGACGGAGATCTCCGTTTCTGGGAACAGCAAGTTGACATAGTCAATCCTTCACGTACAGTGGAGTACAAACCCAATCGTGCTGTGATATTTGATTCAAGCATTCCGCATGCCGGCAATCCACCCTCTGATTGGCCCATGCGTGTTAGCATCAACAGTGTTTGGCATTGTGGTTAACCAAAATTAAAAATCATACTTTTCATCCTCACTAAATAGTTTCATAAGGCATTTAGGAGGCAATATGGCTAACGATTTAGAAAACATACAGAGTCTGATATCTCGATTTAAAAGAACACTACCACAAGGCGAACAATATCAAAACAGGCTTGTAGAGGAATTTGAACTTATCCTTAATCAAAGGTTCACAGAATACTTTCACAAAATTTGTGACATCATAGACATCACACAAGACCTACAACACATGACAAGAGGATCTGCAGGTAGCAGTTTGATTTGTTATCTGTTAGGTATCACAGATGTCGACCCAATCAAATGGAACATACCAGTGGCACGTTTTATGAATCCACTACGTGACGACTTACCCGATGTTGATATAGACTTTGAACATCATGAACAGGGTGAAGTAATGCAACGTATATTTAAAAAGTGGCCAGGCAAGACTGCACGACTATCAAACTATGTAATGTATAGAGAAAAGAGTGCAAAGAAAGAAGCGGCAAAACGTTTAGGTGCAAAAGGCAAACTGCCACGTAACTTCAAGTACGAAGACTATGATATAGATGTACAAGAAGCAAAAAGAATAGAAAAGAAACTGCTTGGTAAGAAACGTGCTATCTCAAAACACTGTGGTGGCATCATTATGTTTGATAGGCAGTTACCAAAGAGTTTAATCTCACAGGACAATCAAATACTGTTAGACAAGTATGAAATTGAAGACCTTGAACATTTGAAAGTTGATATACTTGCCAACAGAGGACTATCACAGTTAATGGAGATAGATGGCGTAACCAAATTAGAATACTATCCACAAGAAGATGAAAAGACCAGTGCATTATTATCACGCGGAGATGTGCTTGGAGTAACACAAGGCGAGTCGCCTGCCATGCGAAGATTGTTTAGAGCAATCAAACCCACGAGTGTTCATGACTGTGTTTTTGCAACTGCACTAATACGTCCGGTAGCACTCAGTGGTAGACAAAAGGCCGCTATGTTTCATGACTGGTCAAAAGAAGCAGTGCAAGACTCTGTGGTGTTTGAAGATGATGCTATTGAAATAATTGCAGGACTTATTGATATTGATATGTATGAAGCAGATATGTATCGTAGAGCATTTGCTAAAAAGAATGATGAAAAGATCATGGAGTTCATGGACCGTCTTGGTAATCACCCTAAGAAGAAAGAAGCCATGGCGGCTCTTGAACAATTAGGTGGCTTTGGATTATGTAGAGCCCACGCAGTAAACTTAGGTAGGCTCATATGGGCATTGGCATATCAGAAAGCACACAACCCCAAAGAGTTCTGGCAAGCAAATTTAAAACACTGTGAAGGATCATACAGACGTTGGGTATATCAATCAGAAGCACATAGGCACGGACTTCCTACAATGAATGGTTGGTGGAAGAACGGTTTCATTCCTGCACTTGGAGTAAGACAACAATGGTTGGACCGTGTAGAGTTTTCAGGATTGATTGCTAACAGCAGAGTATACAAAGGCAACAAAGGAAGATACGTTACGTTTGTAACACTTGGCACTGACTATGGAGAATACATTGATGTTGTTATACACAAACCATTTGCACATCGCGATGGTGATATAATACACGGTACTGGTAGAGTAAGACATAGCAATAACTCAGATTATATTGATTGTTATGACGCAAAACTATACACCATAAGTCAATGGCGATAATTGGAAAAACAACATTTACTAAAACTCTTGGTACAAAAACCGCCTCTGCGACAGACGTCTTAAATGCACGAAAATCACCCCTAAATGGCTCTTATTTGTCGACTTAACAGGTTTCGCATACATTTGTACTCTTTTAGTGTTTTTACACGAGCAACGGCGTTTTAACCGCTTTTAACACCCCTATTAAGTACGCATATAAATATGTTTATGCAAGACTTTATAAGAACATGGGACAACGAATTAGACGCTGAATATTGCCAGACCGTAATTGATTATTATCATTCACAGCAGGGTACAAGAGTGTTTAATCGCCAAAGCGTGGAAGGTGCACCAAAAGCAATGAAGGACGGTGACATGCTCTATGACGAAGGCGAAACAGGTACGTTTGCTCTAAGCATGAACAAGATACTGCAACCCTACTATGATGCCATACACAGATGCGTAACAGATTACGTGAGTGAGTTTGGTATATTCGAAAATCTAAACCCTATCCAATTAAGTCATAGCATTAAGATACAGCATACTCGACCCAGCCAGGGCTATCACGTATGGCACTGTGAACATGCAAGCCGAGACACAGGACAGCGTGCCTTACTTGCAATGGTTTACTTGAACAACGTTGATCAAGGAGGTGAAACTGAATTTTTATATCAGAGCCGTAGGATTGAGGCCCGAACTGGGCGAGTTATGTTTTGTCCCGCAGGGTACACACATACCCACAGAGGTAACCCACCATTGAGCGGTGACAAGTATGCTATTACTACTTGGTTAGAGTTTACTCACTAATCGCCAACAAACACATTACCTGAACCACCTGATGTATCTGGGCCACAGTGTGGAGGTATTGGACATAGGCTATCTGCACCTGCACTGTCAGGTGAATCGTTTACAACTGCTTTTGAATTTACAAAGACCTTGTTTGATCCGGCAACAAGTTCGCCACCACCGTGGCTGTTTGGATCGCCGTCAACGCTTACCAACAGATTGTTTGCAAACACATTGCTCTGTCCTGCAACCGTTGTAGTGGCTCCACATATTCTGCCATCAGTATCTCTGTGTACTGGTACCGTCATATGTATATTTATTAACTAATAGTGCGCCAAGGCGTTGGTCTGCTGGCTCCAGGTTCCCACACAAGTTCTCCTGTTGAGATAACAGTACCAGTCATGAATCCTTTGCCTCCGTTACTACCTATGTAACGACAAGGCTTAACTGGCTCGCCCTTGTAGGTCTTTTGTATGTGTATACTCTGGACACCACGTTGTTTTATTCCTGCCATAATACTTCCTTTTTTAAGAAGTATTTATGATATGTTGTATGCAGTTGAGCTTCTTACATATGACCTCACTGTTTTAAAAGGGTCTTTGTTACTTCATTAAGACTTGCTCTCGAACACTGTTTACAGTTGTATTTAAATGGTCAACGGTGTAGATCGTGTATAATGGTGTGTTTATAGGTGATTTGTTCTAAACTATTTCGTACACGTATGCGGTGCAAACATGCAACCAAGTATGTCCGCTATGCCCTGGAAGTTGGTAGGACCTGTGTTCTCTTGCACATTTTCT